TATTATAAACTATGTGAGTCAAGAAAGCGAGTAGTTGAACAATACTTGCCGGGTTCAAATCTACACAAACATCATATTTTACCAAAACATATAGGTGGAAATGATAATCCAGAAAATCTAACTTATCTAACTGTTCGTGAGCATATCATAGCACATTTTCTTCTTTGGAAAATTTATGGTAAAGTAAATGATTTACGAGCAATGAAAATGTTGGGAGCACATCTCACATCAGAAAAAAGAAAAATTATAGGTTTGTGGTGTAGAGATAATAAAATTGGGTTCCATAATGCATCAAAGCAACAACGACTAATGTGGGCTAAAAATGGATTAGAGTCTCAACGAAAATCAAACGAAAAAAATACATTTTTTTATTGGTCCACCGAAGAAGGAAGAAAGCATAGATCAAGTCTGGGCGGAAAAAACGGATCACAGTCCCAAATAAAAAACAAAATTGGCATACATGATCCAGAAAATTACAAAAAACATGCTATTCTTGGAGGAAAGGCAATCAAGGGAATGATATGTGTAACCAACGGAAAACATAGAACAAGAATTCGTCCCGAAAAATTAGACGAATTCTTGTCAAAGGGTTACATCAAAGGTTTCAAACTTTTTTCCTAAAGCGTATTCTGACTTTCGTATCTGGGTGAACACATCCAGCCAAACAAATACTGAGTGTTTTGTTCGGGATCCCGCCTTTAGTAATCTTATTGAACAAGTCTAGATCAAATGAAATTCGGGATTCTTGTTTATGATAAAAGTCAAATCGAGCATCATGATCGTTGATATAATCATGACCAATGTGACTATCAAAAGAAACGCCAAGAGCATTACTCAACAACTTAGGAATCTCACCCTTGGATACATTACCTGCTTTGTCATCAAGAATCGCAACAGATTCCATGATTGCATTGTAGATTGCCCTGTCTTGGCAGAACTTTTCTGTCTGTTCAGTCAACCACTTGATTTCAGACTTTTCATCTTTTGTTTCGTGAATCTCATTCAACAGATCAATAGAATCCCGAACATCTTTCTCGGTCAGTTTCTTTGCTTCTGAAATATTGATTACAAGTGCTTCATGTGTAGGTAGTGTTTTGTATTTGTTTACAAAATCAGATACCTGATTGAAGATGATTTTGTCACGATGCTCTGTGAAGTATTCGGCTTGAATAAATGGTAGAACTTTGCGGGTAAAGTCCTCAGAGTAAATCAGGTTCTTCAGAATAGTTGTTTCTAGGCGAGTCATTGGTTCCTTCTACAGTAATCATTTCAACAAGAATGTCACCCAACATTGTATGAAATTCTTCATCGTTTGTCAAGTCTTCTAGGTACATTCCATTGGTATGTAATACAACATAATCAAATTTCAGTTTCGGTATTTCCATTTGTTCTTCTACCGAAACTCCGCCGTAACAGTATACTACACCATCGTATTTGCCACCTTTCAACTTGATGGCAAATACATCAACATCATCTATGGGAACTAAATCATACTCCTGCTTCATCTTCTTCGCTTTCCAAAACTGGAGTTTCTCCCATAATGCTACTATAAGCGATTTCATATTTTTTTCTCACAAATTCTTGAAACTTCTCATCTTTCAAAATTGATTCCATAAATTCTGCTGTTTGTGTAGCATCGAAACGAACCTTGTTTAGAATCTCGCCAGTGTCTTGATCCACTTTTGCGTACCAACCATTTGATGGCTTTGCTACAAAGTTACCTTCAAGTGCAATATCAAGTAAACCAGAATATTTTTGAATACCGCCATTGAATAATACTGTGAATGGGAATTTAGATTTTTCCTTCACATATCTTGATTTTTCAATATTGATAGTGAAATTATATCCAGCAAGCTCAGACCCATCTTTTTCTTGTGCTTTACCAATAATAAAAACTTGATTTGCAGAATACATGCCACCAGTTCCACCAGACATAACGGATTTTGCATAAAGCTCCATTGTTTGATATGTGTGATTGATAGCAACGCAAGGAATATCTTTGGTTGTCAAATGGGGTGTTACAATTCTCCATAAAGACTTCATTACTTTTGCTCTGGACATATCAGCAACAGATTTTTCCTCAAGAGCATCTTCCACTTCTTTTTTCGAGGCAAGATTTCCTACAGAATCAACAAAAATAATTACCTTATCACCTCTCGATATGTCTTCCAGTCTTTTGGATATATCAAACTTCAATTGTTCTAAATGCTCAATCGGTATATGTAATACCCTACTTGTATCAATGCCATTAGATTCAATATATCCCGGTGTGATTCCAAATTCTGAATCATAAAACAAACAAATAGAATCTTTGTATTTGTCCATGTATGCTTTGACCAAAACCAATCCCAATAGAGATTTGAAGTTTCTGGAAGGACCGGCAATAAATGTTAGACCTGAAGTAAGTCCTTTATTCAAATCACCAGATAACGCCAAATTGATAATTGGAATATCTGTTGGTATAGTGTCTTTTTCATTGAAAAAAGATGATTCACTCAAAATATTTGTTGCTTTGATTGAACCGGATTTTAGCATTTTTTCCATCAAACTCATTTTGTATCTCCCATATTCATTTTCACGATTTGTTTTTTAGGTACCAATTCGTTTGATCTCAAATCGGCATCAAGTTTTTTTCTACTTTTGTATTTTACACTATTCAGAGACATGTTTGCGGCAATCAATAGAAGAATTGCAAGTGGGTCAAACACAATAATGATGATGAAGATTACTACCCTTACTGCTTTATCTATGAATCCTGGATCTTCTTTGTCATAAAGAATCTCGGCAATGTACTTGATTGGGCCAATCTCTGCCGCTAATTTGTTTTCTTCAGCAAGGAGTGGCAACTTTTGATCAGACAGTCTTTTCAGTTCTGCTTGTGTTTCTTGAATTTGTCTGTCAAGTTTTCTACTTGCTGTAGCAGGATCAACTGCACGTTTCAAAAGATACCCCAATCGTTCATTGGCAATTCTTTCTTGCGTTTCAATCGTTTTCAATTGTACCGAATTTGCACCAACGACCACATTCGATTCAATGTGTGCACGAGAAAGATAACCAAAGATACCCATTGAAGTAATGCTCATCAGAAGTATCGTAGCAATAACAAAATAAGACCTCATTGCAAGATTTGTCTTTTTCCAGTTATTGTACAACCACGACACTGTTACCAATTTTGCTGCTTCAAGAACAGAACCCATGATGATAATTGGCCAGAATGAACCAGGGAAAATCTGAGCCAATCCTATCACAGAATAGAATGCAGCAATGCCCGAAAGGGCAAGTGCTGTCAGTAAAGGTAGTAATATTTGTATCATCTGCTATCCAAAGAAACTCTCTAAAGTGTTTTGTTTTTCTACTTCCCATCCAATACACTGCATAATTGTTTTGATTGGTTCAACAAATGTCTTTTCAAATTGCGTTTCGTAGTCCACAAATGCATGAAGTCCCAACTCTTGCGGTAAACGAACAGGAAATGAAATAACATCTTCTTTAGAGGGATTGGGTGTCTTCAAATAGGTAAACTTTAGTTTCTCGCCCTCTTTGATCAACTGATATTTCTTGTCTAAACCTTTTTGTTTCAGCAGATGATTGTACATAATGGCGCCACGAACATGAATCGGAGTACCCTTCTCATACAAATGCACTGCATCAGAATACTTAGCAAGTCCATTTAGACCTCGTGGAAATGCAATATCTTCTGGTGGCAGTTTCTTGAATTCTTCACGAAGGTTCATGATGAAATCCTGTACAGTTTGCTCATCTGTATTGATAATCAATCGAATTGCTTCTTTCAACTTGTCACGAATAACTTGCGGTGTAGATGACTTCACAACCTCAAGACCCATGATCTTCATGTCTGGTTCATTATACTGAACACCTTCATTGTTATACACATTCAGAACATAACGTTTCTTTGCAGTCCAGAAACCCTTGTTCGAAAGTGCTTCACGCTTCATCTTCATTTTTTGAGCATACGCATGAACATAATCTGCAAGTTCTTGGTAACTTTCATCGATATATGGCCGAATCTTTTCTTCGCAGATTTTATCCATGATACCAATAATCTTGTCTGTTGGCATCTTGGGATCAGCAATCTTTTTGATGAGAGGACCAAGCTTCAGATAGATTGAATCTGTATCTGAAGCAATAACATAATCAGAATCCGTCTTCATAATTTTATTCATGTACAGATTCAGTTTGTTTTCAATCCAACGAATTGACAACTGACCGGCAGTAGTAATGGCAAGCGCATTTCGCAAATCATAGAAACGAAAATACTGTGAACCCATTGCGCCATATGCCGAGTTCAAAGATAATTTCTTGGCTAACTGAAGATTGTTATATCGCGCAACGAGTTTTTCAATTTCAAACTTTTTCGCAGGATCAGATTCGTTCTCATAATCTTGCTTTGCTTTCAACATCATCTTTTTGAACTTCTTACGATCATCATACATTTCTTCCATCATCTTTGCAAGAAATCCTTGCTTTGCTGTTGTATAGAATTGACCGTTGGGCGTAATTGTCATCTGAAGTTCGTTCAGAATCGAAGTATCAACTTTCTTGTACAGAAGATTATCCACATTGATAGAACCAACAAGATTACGCATTTCTGATGTATAATCAGATTGTTCAATCAGAGTTTCTGGACTTATGTTGAATTGCATGATCAAATGAGGATATAGACTATCTAAGTCAAAACTTGCAATATAATGATGCATACCAACTTGTGGATCTTTAACATACGCACCCTCAAACGCAGCATTCTTTTTCTGCACTTCACGGGGAGGCACAATAATTTTCTTCTCAAGCAAATATGAATAAATTAGTGAATCCCACATACGAGTTTGAGCAAACACATCTTCATAGTTTGTTTTGGTATCATATGCAAGAGTCAAAGCCAATTCAATCAACTTCAATTTCTCTTCAAGCTTGACAATCAGTTCAACGTCTTTAATGTTATACTCAATAAACTTTTGATAGTTGAGTTTATACAGTTGATGGAGATTATCATACTCATCATATGACAATTTGGTTTCACCTAGTTCTGCACTAGCGATTGTCTCTAGACGATAGTTTTCTTGTGACTTACCACCAGGAGCATACCATTTGTATAGTTCAATATAATCTAGGACAGAAACACCAGTGATGTTATAAGTTTTCTGGTCTTGACCCTTGAATTTGAATGAACGATCCCACACATTACCCCATGGTGATAACTTTCGTGTTTCATCTTCACCAAGAATGCGATCAAATCGATTGACAAGATATGGAATATCAAATCCCTTTACGTTCCAACCAGTCAAAACATCAGGACAATTATCTTCCCAATCTTTCAAAAATGTTTTGCAAAGAGTGTATTCATCACGACATTGAATGTATGTGACTGTCTCATCATTATTGACATACTCACCACAACCATAAACAGTTGTGCCGCCATTCAATTGACGAATGGCAATAGCTGTGATTGGCTCTTCAGCTTTCTCTGGATCAGGAAATCCATTAGATTCCAAAAAACAACTATTTCTAATAGTTATCCAACAATTTTTTATTTCATCCCAGACTTCATATTCATCCAAATC